GGGTTTTGATTTTGATACCAAAGCTACTAAAAATACGTATTTTAAATTTATATAAAAATCATTTACAAAACTGTTACATTATAGTTATTACTATAAAAATATATAATAATATCATATAACTTAAAATAGAGAAACTATAATGGAACTTATAACTCTGTGGATGGGTATAGGATTTTTATTCGCCGCTTATTCGGTTATAGCGAACGATTCAGTCCAAACTTTAGGAACATGGATTGCAAGTAATAACCAAAAAGTAGATTGGAAGATCATGTGGGGAGCTGCTTCGTCAGTTCTTCTATGGGCTTTATGGTACGGTTGGTATCAATACGGTGGAGACATTTCTTATGGACGTCTCAACAAAATACCTTTTCAGGAGATTCAATGGTATCATGCCATGGCTCCAGGATTACTATTAATATTAACAAGAGTAGGCGTACCAGTGAGTACGTCTTTTTTAGTTTTATCTGCTTTCGCTAGTACGTTTGTATTAGAAAAGATGCTAATGAAATCTATGATGGGATATGCAGTTGCAGCTGTAGCAGCATATGCTATTTGGATTGGTGTTAGTAAAATACTAGACGAAAGAAAACCAGTCAAAGAAGAACATAAAAAGTATTGGCGTATCGGTCAATGGTTTACTACAGGTTTTCTTTGGTGGACTTGGCTATCACATGACATGGCAAATATTGCCGTGTTCCTTCCTCGAGAAATACCAATCGACTTAATGTTGATGATCAGTGTAGTATTTGTATTCGGTCTTTGGTATATGTTTAAAGAAGGTGGTGGTAAGATTCAAAACATTGTACTTGAAAAACATAACACTCGTTATGTAAGAAGTGCTACTATCATTGATGGCGTGTATTGGATCATATTGTTTTTCTTTAAAGAACTCAATGATATTCCTATGTCAACGACATGGGTATTTGTTGGACTTCTTTGTGGTAGAGAATTAGCAATGGCTACTGTTACTGGAAAAGAAAAATTTAAAGTTGTCTTTCCGTTGATTGGAAAAGACTTTTTAAAAATGATGGTTGGTTTAGCAGCATCAGTTGGTGTTGTATTATCAATACATTATATTATAGTACCAAGTGGTTTGTAGTATAAATAAGATAGTGGGGACGAGGAGGTTTCCACTATCATTTTCATTCTAGGGAGATTTTAATGAACAAATTCTTATTGGCTTTAGTAGCAGCCTTAATGTTACCACTATCAGCAGTTGCAATCGAAATCGGAAATACAGGAGTATCTGTTGATAACGAGGTAGAGGCAGTTTGGAGTATTGATAATGAAGATTACGATTTAACATTAGAATCTGGTGTAACAGTACCAGTTTGGATTATGAGCGCAAATGTTAATGCAGATTTTGATATCGAAGCATTAATTGAAGATGAAGGTGCAGATACATATAAAGGTTTAGATATCGGTGTTGATTATAGTTTAACATCTTTTATGATGTTAGAAGTTGACACTGGTGTAGATAATGATTGGGAAATGGAAGATATTAAATTATCAGCAACTTTTTCATTCTAAGTTTAAAAAGCCCTATAGCAATATGGGGCTTTTATAAATACTATATTATGGAGAATAAAATGAAACCTACTAAGAAAGAAACTGAAGAAGTATTACAATTTCAAGAGATAATATATTATGTTCTTCATCAACATACCGATGAAGCTGTTAAAGATCAAATACATCCATCTAGTGTATTAAATATTCAAGCTGCTGTTTTATTGAAAACAGCTATAGAATTATATACTTTACACTTTCGAAAAGATGAAGATATTCAAAGAATACTTGATGTAGCTAAAGATAGTTTAACTCAAGTAAGAAATCGAATAGACGAAGAAACAACTCCTCACACATATCATTAGTTACATTAATGTAACACTATAAACTTTTTTTTAATTTATTTTAAAAAAAGGTGTACATTTTCTCAAAAAGTATTATATTAATACTATAACGAGGAGAAACATAATGAAATTTACATATAGCGATAATATCTTTTCAGATTTGGTAAAAGAAGTTTACGGTACTCGTAGCCCTGCTAGAGAGTATGGACATCTTTCTCATTACTATGATGAGACTCCTAAGAACAAGCAGAAGATCTGGGATGATCTTTGCAATGAACATGAAGATATAATGGCTGAAGAGTTAAAAGCTAACCAACGTAAAACTGCAATGTTTGAAGATCGTATTCAAAACTATATCGGTCTCGGCGCAGGTAATCGTAAGACTGCACTTCGTTGGATATTTGAATCTGACAATATATCTTTTGATGATCCAGGTTATGCTTGTTATGAACTTAATATACCATATTCTTACGAAAATGAGTTTAGGAGTATGATATAATGTCATCACATTTATTACCAGTTTATTTTACGACTACTAAATATAATCGTAAAAAGAAAAAAAGAAAGTTTACTAAAGCCCATCAAGATCATGAAAAGTGGTTAAAAAAGATGGGTGTTAAAAAACTTTCTACATCTGATAAAAAAGGTTTATACGATATACCAGATTATTCTGAGCATAAATCTAAGTATAAAACATCAGATAAAATACCAGGTAACGGTGTGGCCAAAGATAAAAATAAATATACAGGTACAAACATTTTAGGTATTGCTACAATGCACAAATCTAATCTCGTGCCAGTAACAAGTAAAAAATCGGCCGAAGATATATCCAAAATGAGGAGAGGATAATGAATATTTTATCGAGCATATTAAACGCATTAATCTTAATGTTGTTTATCGTGATAACAGTACAGGCAAAACAAATAGATGAAAAAGAATTAAAGTGTTTAGCACTTAATATATACCACGAAGCAAGATCTGAACCACCAGTTGGTCGATATGCAGTAGCGTGGGTTACTTTAAATAGAGTAGAACACGAAAAATTTAGAGATACAATTTGTAAAGTAGTTTACCAATCAGGCCAATTCAGTTGGACAGAAGATGGTAAAAGTGATAAGACTTATGAAAAAGAAGCATATAAAGAAGCTATGAAAATAGCTGAAGATGTTTATTATGCAAAAGAAGATGGTAAAATAGATCCGACAGGTGGAGCTACGTTTTATCATGCTGTTTATGTAAAACCTAAATGGAGACATAGTATGTCGACTAGTCTTAAGATAGGTAAACATATATTCTATACTTGGGATGGAACTTGGAAATAAACTGTTTACAATGAATATAAAATATGATATAATAATATTATTATGGAGAAAATAATATGGCTATAAGAAAAAAGAAAATAATTAGAAAAATACCAAAGACTGGTTTAAACGCAGTACCATTTAAAAATGGATTTTATAATACATTGCAGTATTTTCAACACGATGTTGAAAAGAAACAAATAGGCGACGTCGTAAAAACTTACATAAAAAATAATTTCTCCAAAGACGATTGTAAAAAAATATTAGCAAATCCAGATTGGAAGTTTTCAGCTTATACTCATTATGGCTGTGTCGCATATTGGATTAATACAAAACAAGATCCACATTGTAAAACTTATTCCAAAGCAATTATTGAAGAATATTTTGGATCATTTCGAAAATATATTGAAAGCTTAATTGAGTTTGGTAAAAAAATCTTAAAAGAAAAAAAACTTAAAGAAAATGAAAAAAGTAATGTAATAGTATTATCACCACAGCAAAGATTGCAGAAAAAAATAGGTGATACTATTATACAAGATCTTTTAGAATTAGAAGATGAATGGATAAACGGAAAAGAAACTTCTTTAAATGTTTATGAACAATTTAAGTTATATGGGTTGAGTGGATCTGCTACTTTGCCTGTACAAGTGATGGTTGAGGGCTGGTTACTTGATTATGAAGATGCTTTTTATAAAAAGTGCGAACAAGCCGTTGAAGGTTATGCGCATGTGAAAAAACCAGAACTCAATCGTCGTATAAATGAATGTCATAATATGTTAAATGACTTGGCTAAAATAAAGCTTGCAACTCGAGCTATAAGAAAGGTAAAAATAAAAAAGCCTATATCTGGTGATAAACAAATCAGAAATGTTAAATATAAAAAAGAAGATAATAACTACAAATTAGTGTCAATAAATCCTATACAAATTGTAGGTAGTGTTATGCTTTATACTTTTAATACAAAATATAAAGTATTAACACAATACGCAACTCGAGCTGGTACAGGATTTGAAATATCAGGATCTACTATTAAGAATTTTAGTAAAGAAGATAGTCGATCAATTAAGTTAAGAAAACCAGATGAATTTTTACATATTGTTATGAGTAAATCTCAAACTCAAATTGATAAAGAATGGAATAATCTCACCACAAAAACTGTAAAACCAAATGGTAGAATTAATAATGAAACAATATTATTGAGGGTTAAATGATAGAAAATAATTTTCTTACTAAAAGTAAATTTACAAAACTTATAGAAAAAACAGTAAGTGATTTAAATATTCCATATATGGAAGCAATATTGCATGTATGTGATAAAAACGATATTGAACCAGAAGATGTTAAAAAATTTATATCACCAATTATAAAAGGTAAAGTCGAAGCTGAAGCAATGCAGCTTAATTATTTACCAAAATTAAATACGTTAGATAGCGCTTTTTCTTAAGAAAGGAGAAAAGATGAGAAAAATAATTTTATTAATAACTTGTGGTATTTTACTAGGTGGTTGTAATACGACTTATGTAACGCCAAAAGGTCAAAGACTTCTCGGTAATACAGCAATGGGTTGTGTACTCGGTGAAGTAGCATTTGGAGCTTGTGAGGAAGGCGCAGCAATCGGTGCATTTACTACTGTTATAACAGATCAGTAAAATAATTGTTTACATTCAGTAAATTATATGATATAATTATTATATATAATACGTGTTCCGCTTATACAGGAACATTTATATTTCAGTTAATATTTCAGCAATACGGAGATAAATATGACTTTTGCTAATTTAAAAAGAAACCGAGATCAAATCTCAAAACTACTCAAAGCCGCAGAAACAGATGGCGGTAAGGGTGAAAAAAAATCCTACGTAGACGATAGAATATGGAAACCAACAGTTGATCAAGCTGGTAATGGTTATGCCGTTATTCGCTTTCTACCAGCAGCCGAAGGCGCTGAATTACCATGGGTAAGATATTGGGACCATGGATTCAAAGGCCCAACCGGTCTTTGGTATATCGAAAACTCTTTAACTTCTATTGGTCAACCGGATCCTGTAGGTGAATTAAATTCACGCTTATGGAATTCTGGCGTAGAAGCAGATAAGGAAAGAGCTCGAGCTCAGAAAAGAAGACTACATTATGTAACTAGTATTCTTGTTAAATCTGATCCTAGCAATTCTGCAAATGAAGGTAAAGTATTTCTTTATCAGTTCGGTAAAAAAATCTTTGATAAAATTATGGATGTTATGCAGCCGGCATTTGCAGACGAAGATCCAATTAATCCATTTGATTTTTGGGAAGGTGCAGACTTTAAACTTAAGATAAGAAACGTAGAAGGTTATCGTAATTATGATAAATCAGAATTTGCAGATCAATCTACGTTATCAGATGATGATAATAAACTTGAAGAGATTTATAATAAAGTTTATAATCTTCAAGAATTTACAGATCCTACTAACTATAAAACTTATGATGATCTTAAAGAAAAACTTAATCGAGTATTAGGTGAAGATACTGTTTCAATGGGAACACCAACAATGAAACATGAAATTCAAATGAACGAACCTGTAGTTCAAAATGTAACACAAATATCTGAAGCTCCTGTTTCAAATCAAACAGAGTCTGAAGATGATACTATGTCATATTTTGCAAAGTTAGCACAACAAGGTTAGGGTTGTTACTCAATAAACACGCGAGGGGCCATGGTTAGCTCCTCACGAGTTTCAAAGTTTTCCATGGCCGTGGAAATCGCATTGTGGCTGAATAATCCTTTGAACGAGGATAAGGCAATATCTTAGGTTTAGCGACCTAGTTCTTAGCGGGACAGAGATAGGTAGATCGGTGATAGAACGCGAGTTCAATATTCAGGTCTTGGAGGTGATCGCAAATCCTCCCAATGCATTAGAAACCTCTTAATCTCTTTTTTAGATTTTCCATTTCTTCGTCATAAGCCTCAGAATTTTCATCATAACTAGCATTAGATGCTAACATTCTTTCTATTGCTCGCCAATCAGTCGTTTCAACTTCATGGGTAGCTTCTTCTAAAAAAAGTTGTACTAATTGTGCAGTAATCCATATAGTACCGCATATGCTAAATACGTATAAGAAAACAATAAAAGCAAACATTTTTATTTTCCAATAAAAGAATTTTTTAAGCATTATCCCACAGAATATAATTCTGAATTATCTGCAACATCTTTAGGTGAAGTTGTTGATCCAGAGAATACATTAGTAGTATTTGAGGTACTAGAATGATCGTCTGAATTAATAATATTCATATTACCGCCAGAGCTATTATTAAATTGATTTATATCTTCTTGTTGTTGTTTTAATATTTGTGCTTGTTGTTTTTGTAGTTCAAAGATAGCCATCGCATTATATCTAGAAGATGATACATTTTTTTGAAATTTATCTATTTTTGCTTGTTCTTTTGCGATTCTCTTTAAAGCTTCTTCTTCTGAATTAATTCCTCTACCAATAATAGACTTATCATAATTGCCAGTAGCAATCATATTCTGTATTCTTTCAATTTCTGTTTGAGCTTTATCTGCTGAACTTGATGTTCTACCAGCTTTCTTTAAACTTTTTTCTGTGATTTTTTCGAAACTAGATATTTGTTTACCTATTTTTTCTGCAGGATCGAGTAAAAAATCAGGTAAAAATCTATCAGGCACAAAGCTTACTGCTTTTCTTAGCATACCAAAGAATGCTGCTTTAATTCCGCCGGCTATTGATGTAAAAACTTTTTTACCTACACCTACTGGATCTTTTATAAAAGCTATGATAGTATCAAATATTTTCATAATCAATCGAGGTATTGCTTTAATAGTATCTTCGAAACTAAAATCGTCAATAAATTTCATAACTGAACCAGCAAAAGTGGTAGGATCTATTTTACCATCTTTATCAACTCCGATACCTATCTTTTTTAAAACAAAGATAAAACCACTTTTAATAAGATCCAATGGTGCACCAATAAAATCACCGAGAAAACCATATATACCAGCTAATGTTTTTTCAAATATACTTCCTTCAGTTTCAATAAAAGCTTTAATGCCGTCAAACGCGGCAAATAATACACCAAGTGGCCATAATATTTTACCAAATAATTTTGCTATTCCACCACCAAGTCTAGCAACAGTACCTGCACCTGATGCTGCAACTAATCCAAATGATTTTAAAAAACTAAAAAGCCCTTTTCCAGCACCACCTACAAAACTAGTAATGCCATCAGCAATTTTAGCAAAAGGACTGATTATCATATTAAAGCCTCTTATGAGTTTACCTACTACGGTTAATTCACCTTTTTTAAATTTACCGGCAGCGTCTTTTACTACTATAGGTTTACCATCAACGCCTAATCCCATCATTTGATATATTCTACCAGTTAAAGATGCTCGTAAATTAGTTAAACCATTTTGTATTTGCGAGGCTAAACTTAATTTTAATCCAGACTTAGGATCATTAAATTTTGCAAGTGTTACATCAAACCCTAAAGCTTTTAATATTGATGTTTTTAAATTACTAAATTTATTAGTAATATATTCCGGAAATGTTTTAAATCCCTTTGGAATAATCGCTGCAGCAATACTAGTTGCCAGTGTTACAGGAAATAGTAATTTTAATGCGCTACCTATTTTACTAAGATTGGCTAATGCTTTAAGTTCCCAACCTCTAAGCCCACCAATTGCACCACCAATTGCAGCTATTCCAGCTATAAGTCCTTGAATACCTAATAAAGGAGGTACATCTATTTTACTACTTGATCCACCTGCTTTCATCTTATTAGAAGTTTTTTTAGCTTCTCTTCTAGATTCTAAATTATCCATAGAAAGAGATTTAAAACTTCGAGTTAACTCTTTAAACATATTATTAAAAGAACTACTTAATCCCATTATTTGAGAATTTAAATATTCAAGTTCTTGCGTATTCGCTTTTTGATTTATGCGAAGTTGACTAATTACTGTTTTTAATGTTTCTTCAGCCATTTTTACTTGTCTCTTGTTTTAATCTTTCTTCTTTTAAATGTTGTTCAAGTAAGGATGTATAGATTTCTCTTTCGTACGGTATCATTTCCTCTATCTCAGTAAGCGAATAATTATAATGATGAATTAATTGAAAATTAAGTTGATAATAATTTTCTAAATTCTCATGAGATAGAGCTACCCTAAAAAATTTGAAACGCCCTCCAACATTTGGTTATCATGTTCACCGCAACCACTACAATTAAATTCTATCATATGTTGTAATTTTGGTATATTTTCTATAAATTCTCTTATTTTACCGAATTGGCCGGCATTCATAGAATCAATAAAATCTTGTAATTCTTGTTTTGAAACGTCTTTTAAGTTTATTCTTTCATCATCAGTTACAATTGCTTTAAAACAATGTTGCATCATTCCAAATATTTTATCTGTAGTAATTTCACCTTCATCTATAATATCACTTTTAATTAAATCGTTAAAACTCGGCCAATCTACTTCTAAAGTTATCTTATCATCTAAAGGTATTGTTTTATTTACGTCTGGTATTTTAATTTTTATATCATCTAATTTAATTTCAATTTCATTTAAATGTTGGCACTTACTGCAGTTAACTCCTACTTTTGCTGTTTCACCTACACTTTTTGATCTTATTTGCAAAAACATATATTCAATATCAAATGAAGTAAGTGTATTAACTTTAATATCATCTTTTATGCATGATTTAATTGTATCTAATAAAGAATTAAATATTACTTTATTATTTTTTGATTCCATTGCAGTAAGCAATGTTTTTTCTTCTTTCATCAAAAATGGTCGATACTTAATTTCTTTATTTGTCGATGGTATAACTAAATTATAATTTACATCATTATTCAATCTTGGTAGTACCATAATTTCTCCTATAATTTAAAACTAATTTGTGAGCTTTCAGCTCTTTTAAAATTAGTATAAGACATTTGAACATTCAATTCAATAAATGCATCTGGTTGGTTATTAAATTCTATTGCGCTAATTGTAGTTGGAAATGCGTCAATAAGTTCTACTGAGTATGTTGTTAATCCAACATTAACACCGGCTTTTGCAGTAAGTGAATTTAAAAAATTAGAAACGTCAATTCCAATTGGTAAAGCACCTACTTGAATATCAAAAGCTGTACGTGGTATTGAATTCCTTAGTTGGTGAATAACAACTTTTGCTTGATAATCATTTTTATATGCAGCTATTTGTCGATCTTCACTGATTATAAAATCTTTCCATCTGTCAAAATACTTTTTTACATAATAATCATTTGTTACTAAAAACGTTAATGATACATCATCAACTGCATAGCCGTATGCAATTTTTTCAAACTCCATACCAATACGACGATCTGTTGTTAATATTTGTTTACTTGGTATTGAAGCACTTGTGCATAAAATATTTAATGGATCACTTGCTCGATTAAATCCTGGTAAAGATGGTAACTCAACAAGAAAGTTATTTGGTCGCGCAATACCACCACGTGACGATATTGTACTTTTAAGATTATCTATAGATGCTACCATTATAATCCACCATACAATTTTCGAGAATCTTTATATACTTTATTTGCACTTGCACCTCTCCAATCAGCCATTGGCAAAAATGTTGCAATTTCCCATTCTGGTTTTTCAACAAGTGCAAATCGACTTTTTACTTGTGTAGTTAAATAATGTTTTAATGCAGGTTTTAAAAACTTTTCAGGTATTTTACCACCATTTCCAAGTACAACATCTAACATTTTTGCTCTTAATATAGGCGGTAAGTAATGTAAGTTGACACCCATGAATCCACCTCTAGCCGGTCCCATCATAATTACTAATGGAAATCCATCAAAATACGGTAATGTTGCTTTATGTTTTGCATCATAATAATACATGTACATATTACCAATAGGAGATGCAGATCTATCAGGTCTACTTTTTAAACTTAATGCATCGTCTTGCATAATATCTCTACGATTATTGATAGTCCTTCCACGAAACAATTGTCTCGCTTTTTGACTAAACCAACGAATAGATTCTTTCGTTCGTGGTGTAATACCAGCACGAAATGCTTCTATTTCCATTTGTCTAAATAAACTTTCTCCAGCCATATCATTATTTATAATTATTTTTTGCGTTTTCTTCTATATGGGCGTAATCGTTTTAAGGGTTTTAATTTACCAGGCATTGCTTTTGGTAATAATTTCATTTCTTGTAATGTTTTTTCTGTCCATATTTGAAACTCCCAACCGCGATCTTTACAAAAACTTTCTGCTGCTTCCCACTTATTCATATTTTTAACATAAGTAAAACCTTCTGCAATATATCTTTTAGTACGTTTTGGACTTGTAGGCGGTATTGTTTGATCTTCTGGTTTTATTTCAACTAACAAAGTTTTATTCTCAAATACTATTTTGATGTCTGGAAAATATCTATGATATCTTTTATCTGCTTCATAATAATATGGTATTATAACTTCTTCGGATGACCATTGTTTTACACTTGGATTTTCATCACACCATTTAAATACATGCCTTTCCCATAAAGATCTATAAATGATATTATCAAAATCACCTTTATACTTCTTAATGTTCTTTACTTTAAACTTACCAGAATATGCCATAATTTGATATAAATAGTTTTAAATTTATTTATAACGGATTAATAATATGTCAATTCAACAGAATCAGATACCGAATGCATTCAGTTATGGTGGCGGAAGTGTAAGATTTCCGATTGATACACACGCACAAGTTGGATCTCAAATTGTATTTCAAGCTATAAGAATACAACCGCCTGAAGCTCCGATTAGATTTACATCTGCAAGTACGTTTAAAGATATTATAGTTACTTCTGGTTCAGACACAGTAAAAGACATTGGTAAACAAATTGGAAGTGGTCTTGCAAATGCAACTGGACAAAAAATAATACCAATATCAGGTGATAGAGTACAGTTATATCTACCCATATCATTTCAAGTCAATGATGCGCTTCAATATGATAATAATGCTGCTTTAGGCGCAATAGGTGGTGCAGTTGCAAACGTGTTGCAAGGAAATTCTGCTAGCGGAACAGTCGGAGGTGCTTTAGCAAATGCTTTTAGTGCAGGTGCAGCATCTTTAAAGGATTTCTTTTTTGGAGGTGCATATACTGGTGAAGCTGGTAGAATTGCTGCAGCAATGGGTGCGGGTGCAGTTAACTTTGCATCTCTTGGTATGGGTGCAGGTGTTGCAGATGCAATTCAGTTAACTGCAAGAGTTACAATTAATCCAAATTTAAGAACTAAATTTAATGGTGTTTCAATTCGAGAATTTGCATTTCAATTTAAATTTATACCTAAAAGTCAAAGAGAATCAGTAGCTATAAAAAAGATTATTAAATTTTTTAGATATCACGCATATCCTGCTGAAATACCAGGAAACGGTGCATTTCCTATAGCTTTAGAATATCCGAATTTATTTAAAATTAAATTAAAAAGTCAAGTTGGAGGTAGTTTTCGAAATGTTGGAACTCCGATTAAATATTGTTATCTTAGAAATATATCAACAGTCTATAATCCTACTAGTGCTGTTTTACATCCAGATGGTTCACCTAATGAAGTCGATTTAAATCTAGGCTTTACAGAATATAAAACTCTATCTCGTCAAGATATCGAAAATGAAGATAATGATAATTTATTTGATGCAGAAAGAGAATTACAATTAGATCAATTAAATATACCAGAAATCGTTTCAGATGATGATCCAGTACCATTTCGTTAGGCCATAGGAGAATATAATGTCAGCATACTTTAGTAATTTTCCAAAAGTAGATTACTTTTTTGGTGAAGAAGGTTTATCAAATCGTGTAGAAAACATTGGAATATTTTCAGATGTTATAGATCAAATTAAAGATGCATCTACTGCATATCAAGATTATTATATTTTACCAGATGAAAGACCAGATCAAGTTTCGTTTAAATTATATGGATCTATTAATTACTATTGGACTTTCTGGTTAATGAATAATCATATAAGAGAACAAGGTTGGCCATTATCTAATGCAAAAATATATGAATTTGCAGTTGATAATTACACAGAAAAAGTTCTTGATACGCAAACTGTTTTAACTGACAAATATGCAATAGGTGAAAGCGTTGAAGGTCTTACTACTTTTGCAACTGGAACTATAGTACATCGTAATCTTGATCTTGGTCAAATATGGGTAAAGAGTACAAATAATAAATCATTTCAAGCTAGTGAAATAGTTAGAACAACCACAACAATTGTGGATGAATTATTAACAGTACGTGCAACTTCGGATCGACTTAATGCAGTTCATCATTATGAAAATGCAGCTGGTGAATATGTTGATATTGATCCGAATGCTTCTCGACCTTCGACATATACAGAAAAAACTTGGCTAGATGAATTAACAAGGCAAAACGATAATTTAAAACAAATTAAAATTATTAAAAAACAAATAATTGGAGAAGTGGTTAAATCATTTAATTCAGCCATTAGATCATAATGACAGGTACAACATCACCATATTTTATAGAAGGTCTTTTTTTACAAACACCTAGATTTGACGGCATGATCGATTTAAAGAACATGTTTGTTTCATGCGACATATTTGAAGATATGGATAAACCATATATTACTGCAGATTTAATATTAAATGATGATAAAGGGTGGTACGAAAGTGCTGATATTATCGGTGGAGAAAAAATAACATTACGATTTCAATCTAATCGAGATAAATTTGATAATTCAACTGTACAAGTAATTAAAAAAACATTTTATGTTCATTATGTTTCTACTCAGCATCGAGTAAGCGAACACCAACAAATTATTATGTTGCATTTAATAGAAGAAGTTGGTTATATTGCAAATTTACAAAATGTAAATAAATTCTATTCTGGTGCAGGTCAAGAAATTATTAAAAAAATAGCACAAGATTTTTTGTTTTTAGATAATCCAAGTTTTTCTGGTCAGAAAAAGATTTTATATAACAAAGATGAGGTCGGTGATCTTAAAACTTATAACGTTATAGTACCTAATTTAAATCCTATAGCTGCTATGAAATGGGTATCAGATAGTATGGTTAATGCTAATGGATCACCATTTTATTTATTTTCTACACTTATAGGAGATAAAATTGTATTAGTGCATATGCAAGAATTGTTAAGAGCCCCGGCTTTAAATAGTGAAACAACCCCTTACATTTACAGTCCTTCAACAGCAGCACAACCTGATGATAGAAAAGCATTTAAAACAATTACGAATATGAAAATTGGTAATTCAGAAGATTTATTTAAAATGATTCGATCTGGTAATATTGGTGCAAATTATACAGTTATTAACGGAGCTGCTCCAGATGCTAC